CCACGACCGGCACAGGCACATTAACCTTGGACGGTGCAGTAACGGGCTTTCGTACTTTCGGATCGGCGATTGGCGATGGTAATACTTGCTATTACACGATTACTCTCGGTGCAGATTGGGAAGTTGGTCTCGGTACTGTTGGAACGGGTACGTTAGCTCGTACTACGGTACTGAAATCATCTAACAGTAATAACGCTGTTAATTTCGGTGCTGGCGCTAAGGATGTCTTTGGTACTTATACGGCTGAGAGATCGGTTTATAAGGACGCGAGTGGTAACGTCAATGCGCTAGGTACGATTAGCTCTGGCGTATGGAATGGCACTGAAATTACTGTTCCTTACGGCGGTACAGGCGTTGCTAGCTTGACAGGTATCGTTAAGGGTAACGGTCAGAGTGCTTTTTCTGCTGCTACTGCTGGTACTGATTATGTAACCCCGACGGGTACTGAGACACTGACCAACAAGACGCTAACTGATCCTACGATCATTGGCACGATCATTGAGGACGTTTTCACCATTACAGACGGTGCAGCGTTTGAGATCGATCCTAGTAATGGATCAATCCAGTTGATTACCTTGGGTGCTAACCGTACTCCAAAAGCAACCAACTTTACTAACGGTGAATCTGTGACTCTGATGGTGGATGATGGAACAGCACGCACCTTGACGTGGACTGACAGCACGTTTGGCGGCTCTGGCGTGGTGTGGAAAACAGACTCAGGCTCTGCGCCTACGTTGAACACCACAGGTTATACGGTGATCGTGTTGTGGGAGGTCGGCGGTCAGGTCTACGGTGCGCGAGTGGGGAATAACTGATGCTGGCTAATAAGCTCTTAGGTGCTGCTGCGGCGGCTGTTCCTCAATACATCGAGGATGTTTTCTCGACGTACTTGTACACGGGTACTGGGGCATCGCAAACCATTACTAACAATATTGACATTTCAACCAATGGTGGGTTGGTTTGGATTAAAGGTCGTTCTGGTGCAACAGCGCATCGTCTTACTGACACTGTTCGTGGAGCAACCAAGTCGCTTGAATCAAATAGCAGCGCAACGGACTCAACCGAATCTACAGGACTGACTGCTTTTGGAACTACTGGCTTTACGATTGGTGCTGATGCTGACTACAACACTAACACAGCAACCTACGTCTCATGGACATTCCGCGAGCAGCCAAAGTTCTTTGATGTGGTGACGTATACGGGAACGGGTACGGCTAGAACAGTCGCTCACAATTTAGGCGCAGTTCCGGGTTGCATAGTAGTAAAAAATCTTACAACAGCAGGTAGCTGGTTAACATATCATAGGTCTTTAGGAAACACACAATACCTCGCGTTGAACACGACTGATGCTGCCGCAACTGGGTCTTTTGCGTGGAATAACACAAGCCCAACTAGCACGGAGTTCACAGTTGGTACGTCGCCTTGGGCAAACACAAACGGCGACAATTACGTCGCCTACCTATTCGCTCACGACGCAGGAGGCTTTGGCGCTGCTGGTACGGATAATGTGATTACTTGTGGGTCGTACACCGGCAATGGAGGTGCGAATACGATTACGCTTGGATATGAGCCGCAATGGTTGTTGGTAAAAAAGACAAGCGTACAAGACTCCACTTCGTTCTGGTCGATTAACGACAATATGCGTGGGGGGTTAACTGCTCGCGGTACAGCTTCTCAAATAAAGCCAAATTCTACAGAGGCAGAAGATGACCTCGGTGGTGTAACCACGCTTCCCGCCGCTATCGCAACTGGCTTCACCATCGGGAATGCTGGCGGCTATAACGCTAGCGGAGAAACCTACATCTACATCGCCATCCGTCGTTCCATGAAAACGCCGACGAGTGGAACGCAGGTCTATGAAGGTACGACATACACAGGTAACGCAACCGCTCAAAGGCAAATAGGCTCGACGGTTCTAATGGATATGCTTTTGCTGTCTTGTCGGAGCGCAGATTCACTTGGGTGGACTAGTTATGCTCATTTTATTTTTGACAGGCTTCGCGGCGGATCGAATCCTAATTCTTTAGGAACCTCTAAAGCAGATTTTGAAATTACAGGGTGGGCAACTTATTTAGATTTTGACAAAAACATAGGTTGGGATACTAGTTCAACCACAGCACAAGACTATTTGAATAAATCTGGCTCAACATTTGTAAGCAATGTATTTAAACGTGCGCCGGGGTTTCTTGATGTGGTGTGCTATACGGGTACTGGTTCAAACAGAACTATCACGCATAACTTAGGCGTTGTGCCTGAGTTGATGATAGTAAAAGTTAGAAGTGGAACCACCAATGATTGGTGGGTATATGACGCTGCAACAGGTAATACGAAATACCAAGCTCTAAATACCACCGCTGCACCAGTTACATCCTCTACTGCGTGGAATAACACAACGCCTACTTCATCAGTTTTTACTGTTGGGACAGGGGCGGGGGTTAATGGATCAACGTTTTTTTATGTCGCTTACCTATTCGCTTCTATCTCTGGCGTATCTAAAGTAGGCAGCTACACAGGCACAGGAACAACGCAAACCATCAACTGCGGATTCACGGCTGGTGCGCGGTTCGTGATGATTAAGCGCACAGACAGCACAGGTGATTGGTACGTCTGGGATACGGCTCGCGGCATCGTTAGCGGTAACGACCCTTATCTGTTGCTGAACTCAACTGCTGCTGAAGTTACCAACACCGACTACATTGACCCTGCGAACTCTGGTTTTGAGATCAGCAGCACAGCACCAGCAGCGATTAACGCTAACGGTGGAACATTTATCTTCTTAGCTATTGCTTGAGGACAACTATGGAAATCAGACTACGATCAGGGCAGGTGATGACAGAGAGCGAGTTTCGCGCTGCTCATCCGAATACCAGTTTTCCTCAACAGCTAACGGTTGAGCTACTCAATGGCTTTGATGCTGATCCGGTGTTAAATGGCGCACAAGCACAGCCAACGAGATACCAGACTGCTTACCGAGATGGTGTCGAGGAAATCAATGGACAGTGGTTTACCAAGTTCTCCGTTGCGGATATGGACGCTGAAGCCATTGCCTCTATTGATGCAAATCAGGCAAAATCTGTACGGGATGAAAGAAACCGTAAGCTGACTGCTTCAGATTGGACGCAAGTTGCTGATGCTCCGGTGGATCAGGCGGCTTGGGCTGCTTATCGTCAAGCCTTGCGTGATATTCCGTCACAAGAGGGTTTCCCTTGGTCAGTAACTTGGGCTGTGGAGCCTTAAATGCTTGGATTCCTACCGTTATCTGCTGCTGCAATATCTGAAGATAGCATCACTACGCTTGTCACAGCGTCAGGGGCGATTAACGGTCGAGCGTTAGTTACTGCGGCTGGAACTAAGACGGTCAATGCTTCTGGTGCAATCCTCGGTAGGGCTGTTGTAACGGCTTACGAGGGGGCTATACAGGGTTCAGCGGCTGTTACTGGTCGTGCCGTAGTCACTGCGCTAGGAGGCTACTCTAGGACTGCTGTAGCGTCTATTTTAGGCAGGGCTACGGTTACGGCAGTAGGTGGAACGGCTAAGTTTGCTGCTGCTCAGATTGTTGGCGTAGGTAGATTTAGTGCCATCGCTAACAATGCTGTTTTGGCATCTGCTGCGGTTACTGCTGAGGCTGACGTTCGTTGCGTTGGTGGGGTTACGAGATCGAGTGCTGTAGGGTCAATCAGTGCTAAGGCTGTGGTAACTGCTGACGGCATGATTTACGGTGAAGAATGGATCAAAGTTTCTCCTGTGGGTGATACATGGCTACGACAAGAATAAACTTTGGTGAGTGGACACCAGACCAGCCGGGAATTGCTGGCGGCGTAACGGATGCTAAGAACTGTTATCCGGTAATGAACGGTTATGCGCCTATTCGTGATGTTGCTGATTACTCAGCTAATGCAGGTCAGTCGTTATTGTTAGCGTTTGCTGGCAAATATGCTGGTACTAACTCGCTATTTGCGGCTGGTGCTACTCAAATCTTTAAGTTTGATTCTAGCGATACGACACTCGATCCGTTAACGACTACGGGTTACACGGCTGTTTCCTCATGGGATGTGACTCAGTTCGGGTCAAAGATGATCGTAGCGAACGGATTAGACAAGCTACAATCGTTTGATTTATC